TGGTTATCGGGTTGATGAAGTCGTTCTTCCTGATTTGCCTAATGTCAATCACGGTTGCTCTGTTTCTATCCGTGATAGAGAGTTGGCTCTCAGAAGGCCAGTCTCATCAAGTTTGGGATGTCATGTTAATGGTCTTGCGTACCCTAAGCCAGACCTTTCTCACCCATTATCTACGGCTGCCGGTGTGGTTAAGCGAAATATCTGCGCAATGCCTACTTCACTCCCTGACGTTGACGATCAGTTTCGTAATTATGTCAGGAATTGGGTTCGTGCGCATATGGTTCCGCTAGACCCGACCTCAGATGTGTCCCCGCCCACTTGGTTGTTATCGAGCAACTACCCTTTATGGAGAAGGGAACAGTTGCTCGCCAAGTATGAAAGAGGCTTTGACCCCCTTCTCCATAAGTACCACTGGGTTAAGTCATTCATTAAGGATGAGACTTATCCCACTTACAAGTACCCACGGCCAATTAACTCACGTTCTGACGAGTTTAAGATCATGTGTGGTCCTATCTTTAAGTTGATTGAGAAAGCTTTATTTTCTCTGCCTTACTTCATAAAGAAAGTGCCCGTGAATGAGAGGCCGCAGTACATATTTGACATGCTCTATCGTGAAGGAGCAAGTTATTGTGCAACTGACTATGAGTCGTTTGAAGCTTCGTTCAGACGGCACATGATGGAAATTTGTGAGTTTGAGTTATATGATTACATGACTCAAGCACTCCCGGACCGTGAATGGTTTATGTTTTTGATCACTGAAACAGTCGGGGGAAAAAATTATTGCAGGTTCAAGGGCGTGAGTTCCTTCGTGGATGCACGGAGGATGTCGGGTGAGATGTGTACTTCACTTGGCAATTCATTCACAAACTTGATGGTAATGTTGTTTTTGAGCAAGCGCATCGGCTCATATGTGGACGGTGTTGTTGAAGGGGATGATGGTCTTTTTGTCTCCAACAACAACAAGTTCCCAACCACGGAAGATTACTTAAGTCTGGGGTTCAAAGTCAAAATTGAACTCCATGACAAATTGTCATCAGCTTCATTCTGTGGCATGTTATTCGCGGAGGATGACATGAACAACATAACTGACCCCCTGAAGGTCCTTCTGAATTTTGGATGGACTGGACGGGAGTACCTGCGAGCTAACAATGCCACGCGTAAGGCCCTAATTAGATCCAAATGTCT